ATGGTAATGCGCCTGTGCGGCTGGGTAATACTAGACCAGCCCCCGAAGCGCACCCCGGATTTGGAAATAAAAACAAATTTAGAATCATTTCTCATTATGTCTTGGTGGGACGATATACCTGATGAATCGTTTTATTATATTGATACTCCGGTTTTTAAGAGCGCTTATGAGACTCTTTCAGATAGAGAGGCAATAAAAATATCAAACCTAGTAGAATTAAGAAAGAAGGAACTAAAGAAGTTAAACAAATACATTGCAAGTCTTTATGTATATAAATATAAACTAGATGGAAGAGACACTATATACAATGTAAGAAACAAAGCAACTGAAGTAAGAAACACAATAGAAAAAATAGCAAGTAATGCAAAAGTAAAATGGAGTTCAAAAGGATGGAAAGGATGGGATATAGAAAGAAAAGCATTCAAAAAATTCAAAAAGAATTATCCAAACTCAGAAACTGACTACACAATCATAGTAGACTTAATGGCTCACTACTTCATCAAAATGGGAGAAAACTTAAAAGACTTAATAGATAGAAGATTAAAAACAACAAGTAGAAAGAAATACAGATGGGTAGCTACATATACACCAACTGAAAAGAAGATATTCATGCCATACTAGTAAACCTGGCAGGGGCCCTGGCTCACGCCTGTGATGCAGAGGTATACTAATTAGGAAAGAACGTTATTTTGGAGGGAATTCTTATATAAAAAAAATAAAATTAAATAAAAAATATTCATTATGCACCATTCATGGTCATCAGACGATACAGAAGATACCCTTATTCTTTCAGACCTAGACGATTCACTTTCAGACTTCGACGAAACACTTACAGACTTCGACAATCATACTACAACTTCAGAAGATTTAGACGAAGATACACAAGATGAGTACATACAACAGAAAGAGAAAGTATTATCAAAGGAAGTACCAAAAGACGAAGTACCAAATCCCAAACGTACTTGTACCAGACGAGTTAGTGATGAAAGTAAAAAGGAATTGGGTGATAACAACAGCGAGGGGAGTAAATAGAATAATATTACCTATCAACGGATTACAAAAAGGTGATGTAGAAGAATACTTTAATCTAAGTAAAAACATGGCGAAATTCAAACAAATTGAGTTCCTCAGTGGAAAAGTATCAATCTATCCAAGACCACATTACAGAACAGTTAGAGATAGAAATATAGAATTAGTAAACGACACTATGGTAGGATACTTCACAGCAAGGCAATGGGTAGATCAAGACTTAGAACTACAAAATGAATTGGTCATACCAAAACAAGAGAGTTACATAACCATGTGGACAGAAAGTGCAGAAACACCAGGTTATGGAATAAAATTACTAAAAAACGCATACTGTGACAACAGAAGCAAATTTGGATTCAAAGGAAGTAAAAAAGATTGGAAAACATTAAAAGCTAACCCAACTAGTTTTCAAGAAAATTTACCCTTTGACGGTACAGCAAACGATTACGTACCTAAAAATATAAAATTATTATACCTAGATTATACTGAATTAGTAGGAAATGAATTAGATCAAACTGATGGTTCCGCTATGATATTCTTAATTAGTCATAGCTTACTAGTAAGATTCAAAGGAAGATTAGAACTTTAAATTGTAATAAATAAAAACAGTTTTTTTTAAAAACTAAATCACAATGTCTTACAGATTTTGGTGTTTTACAGAATACGAGGATGAGAAAGTACAAAATTACGAAGAATGGTTTAATAGACTATTCAACTCAGAAGCCGGTATCGACTATATATGTGGGCAAAGAGAAAGATGTCCAAACACAGGAAGACTACATATACAAGGATACGTGGTCTTTACAAGAAAAAAAAGACTTAATGGAGCAAAAGAAGGATTGGATAGTACCGGAGTTCATTTGGAAAGAAGAATGGGTACGCACAGGCAAGCGGTGGAATACTGTCAAAAAGAGGAGTCTAGAGATGGTGAATTCATTGAACTTGGTGAATATGATGATAGAGGAAGCCAGACGAAATGTATGGAAGAAATCAAAAAAAGAATCAGAGAAGGAGACTCAGAACTTGACATCGCAGAAGAATACTTTGGGATTTGGTGTAGATACAACAAAGCATTTAGTAAATACCGAGCAATGGTACAACCTGGAAGAGACTTTAAGACCATTGTCAGAGTTTATTGGGGAAGATCAGGAGTTGGTAAATCAAGAAGAGCTACCTACGAATGTGGACCAGATGCATACAGAAAACCGTTGGGAGAATGGTGGGATGGATATAACGGAACATCTAACATCATTATCGATGACTTCTATGGATGGCTCAGATTTGATGAACTACTTCGATGCCTTGATAGGTACAAACACAGTGTTCCAATAAAAGGTGGATTTGTTAACTTTGCACCAGAACTACTAATAATAACAAGTAATGTAGAACCTAGAGAGTGGTATAACAGGGAAAAAATCAGTGACTTTAGATTCGACGCATTAGTAAGAAGACTAGACGTAGTTGAATTAATGGAAGATGATTGGATAGAACCCTAAT